TTTAAATCCTGAGTAGTAGCTTCGCCCGACTTAATTCGAGCAAGAAACTCCTTAGTGATGAGGTTGTGAAGTTCATTAAACTGATCTTCTGTAGCTTTTTTTGTTTTATTCGCCATCGGTTTCCACCTTCTTCGCTTTCTTAGCTTTAGGTGGGGATTGGATTTCTAGCGGTGCACCAATTACTTGGTGACTCAAAGCTTTTTCAGCTTGCTCTTTAGTTTCAAACTCCTGCAGGACTTTCCCACGGATGGTATCTACGAGTTTAAAAGACATAATTAGTTGTTTCTAAGGACTATTTGATCTAGTTTGTTCTCAATACGTACCATATGGTCTTCCATACGGCTAAGTAGCTCAGCAAGCTCAGCTTTCTTGACGTAATCATTAGCTACGTTTAGCTCAATGCCATCAAGACGTCGATCAAGTGAATTAATACGTTCGTGAACACTGTTTATTCGGTTGTGGAGTCGGTTGTTTAGTGCTGCGCCACCAGCAAAGATAGCGATAGCAGCAGATATTCCTGCTTCAATCATTAGTAAGAGATACGATAGGTACGATGTCGTGGCACAACACCTCTACACGGCTTCCGGGTCTAAAGGTAAACCCAGCCTTCATTATTTCTGTACACTTAAGTGCACGGACAAGTTCATAATCTAACCTCATCTTGGCTTCATGCTTACGTGCAATGGCCTTACATGTTTCAATCATGCCGCCATCAAGAGGTACGGCAAAATTCAGTTGTACGCCATAGTTATTGCTACGTACATAGCCAGTGTAATCGTGAGGAATAGTGTCATTACCCATATAAAACGGGCTAAACTGCATTGTCGATCCATTGCAGCTATTGTTAGGACCAAAGTATTGTCGAGACGGTGCACCATTATTTTGAAATTGCACCGCTTGATTAGTCACATTTCCCGTTGCTGCCGCTACTGGGTTAGATGTGTTTTGAACTTTTGGATCTTCGTTAGCAAACGCTGGGTTTACTGAGAGAAGACCGACAAGGATGTAGTAGTAGAGGTTTGATCGATTGTTTCTGTAATGTCGGTTGTCTCGACTACCCCAGCTGCACGAGTCACTACTTCCAGTTGGAATTGCTCCCCAGCATTGGTTACAGAATACGTTGTAGAGTCGCTTAAAATATCTCCACTGGGAGTTACGTTTGTTCCAGACCATGATGAATAATCACCACCCATGATCTCGGTTTCGATTGTTCTTTCGATCTCAACGGTGGTAGTAGTAGTGGATTGCATTGACCCCTGAGTAAAATTAGGAGTCACCTGTTGAGCTGCAGCTGGACTAGCCATCAACAAAAGCAAAAGAAGTCGTTTCATTGTTTCTTTTCGCGTGTAATAGAGAAAGTTGCCAACGTACCGCTCAGAATTGAGGCCACATAAGTCGGATCCATCTTTGGCATCCATCCGGCATAGCTGGCAGTCAGGAGTCCTGCTGACCAGACAAGGACGATGAACTTGATGAATCCTGCTTTCCTTTCGTTATCTTGATCCATGCTTGTTTAAAGATAGGCTTGAAGACCATTACTAAGTATTTGAACAAAGACGTAGCAGTAAGGGTGGCCGCAACACTAATAAATGCTGTCGTAGCTGCTGTTGTCATGATTTCGGTAGATGGCATAGGAACCTCTACCTCTGTAAAGGGTATCTCTAAAAGCTGAACTTCTGGCGGCAACGGTATTTGTTGCGTGGGTTTAGGTTTAGCCTTTGTTGATTCAGTTGTTTGTTCTTCAGATGGTTCACTTCCTTCAATACCTGGTGGTGGTTTAAGGACGCTAGGAGGGACCACAAGAGGTTTGTAACTAGGCAACTGAGCCCGTGGTACCTCCAGCACCATTGGCGGCAGCTCAGGCGCTGCTGGGAGGGTTATAGAGGGAAGCTGTGGAGGATCACTCCAGTGGTCCACCGAAGAGTCCGCGTTCGATAAACGCTACAGCTTGATCATCAACTGTGTTGTCTGTTTGTTCAGCAAGCTTGGTCAAAAGATCAACGATAAGACGCTTGACCTTGTCAGAGTTGATGAATGAAAAAAGGATTGGACGGATAAGGGTGATCATGGTAATAGATAATTAAGAACGAACAAATTGGTCAACACCATCGCCTTGATTTCCAGAAATGTACAGGTGTTCTCCAGTTGGATCAAAGGCCATACCGAGGGCCTCAGTTTCTATACCACTAAGACTGAGTGTGCTGTCAGGAGTTCCAGAGAGGCTAGTAGACGTAATATCGTATGCAGTATTTAAATTATACATAACAACTTTGTCGGCAGATTGATCAGCAATATAAATTTTAGTGCCGTCTTCGTTAAATTGTATACTACGAGAAGCTATCACATTAGCTGTAGTAGAAAGATCTAGCAAAACAGAATATGTATGCTCAACTTCTGTTGAAGAATGGTCCCAAGCTGTGGCATATTCTTTACGGAAAACCCTGTCATTATGGGGATCACAAAAGAAAAGATATTTACCGGTAGGATCCCAAAGAATATCAGCAGTTTGAAAACCAGTAATATCTGTCAGATCATTATTATGGGATATTGTTGATATATCCCAAGGCGTGCTTAGATCAAAAGACGTGATTCCACCATTGTATTCGGCGGTAAAAAGTTTTGTACCATCAGAATTAAATCTAAAACATATAGCGGAATTGCCGTTATAAGTTTTTGTATTAAAACTTGATAGCGCACTAGATCCAGCAGTACTAATGTCAAAATTTGTAGAGAGGCTAAACTCACGAAGAAACCTGCCAGAATGGTAATTACCTTGCAAGACCCAGAATTTGGACCCATTTGGATGAACTTCACACGCTATGCAAGCTTCAGTAGTATCAACAAACTTTTTAAACCTTACATGAGAGTACTGATCAATGTCTTTAAAATTAGCAGCCGCAGCAGCAGCCGCAGCATATTTACGAACCGACCCCGGTTTAGTTACTGAAAGCGAAGTTGTACCTAACCTCATCAGCCAAGCTCCGTCAATTCGAGAACGCCATCAGTCGTTGCGTCCCGAATAACGGCGATGTTTGCTCCGTGAGTAATTGAAAAGTCAAGCCGCTCACCATCAGCGATGAAGTGAGAAGTAGCTGCGTTAGCTGTTTGAGTACCTTGACCAATAGCAAAGCGAATGTCAGCACCTACCGCACGCATAGAGATACGATAAACGCCACCAGAAAGTGCAGTGTTAGCAGATGAAGCACCTGCTGAAAGTTGACGTGCAACCCCCGGTTTTCCGAGGATCTCCACGTTTTGTGTGTAATTAAGAGACATAATTATTCAGTAGGAAGGACGGCATTACCAGCGGTAATAGCAGCGTTAAAAGGTTCAAGATCTTCTGTAGTCCAGAAGTCTTTTGCAACCATGACTTCAAGGTGATGAACATTTCGTCGAACAGTGTCAACTTGCTCATCATCACGCTCGGACAAAGCGACAAGTTCATTGATCAGTTCAACACTATGTCCGGCGTTTGTGTAATGCCGAGAAATATCTTCAGCAGTAATTGGGTAAGACATAGTTATTAAGAGGGTTCAGTAGGCCAGGTAATGTTGTGAGGCCAACCATCAGTAGTTGGGAGGTCTCTCAGAGCTGTACGGTAAGTAGCCCAAGTACTTGCGTCAGCTGAACTGTCAGCTAATTGTGTCCAGTCAGAAGCAGCAAGTTTTTGGTTACGTTCTTTCCGTACACGTTCTGCAGCTTCTGCATCAATACGAGCGCGATAAGCAGCTTCGTTATCAGCAGCACTAGTTACGTTACCTTCATCATCAGTGGTGTCAGTAAAGATGGGACCAGCAACAAAACGGGTAAACCATTGACCGTTAATCTCTTCAACACCATCTCGTACACTGATTCCGTAAGGAGGCGTTGTCGTAGCTTGTGGTCCGTTCAAGACAGGGTCATACCCAAAGCTGTCAAGAATATCGGAAGTAATTTGTTTTGGAAAGCTGGTGTTAGGGTGTTGAGCCTTGAATTGGCTAACAGTTGTTACCTCACCAGTTTCTCGATTTCGAATTTCCATAGTTATTTATTTAAGCGATTGCAAGGAAAAGAAAAGTACCGCCGAGACCGTTTACTGCAGAAGGTGCAGACGATGTAAGTGAAAATCCAGGGTTGTGGGGATCAATATAGTCATAGTCGTCATTATGAATAACATCGCCATTCATAAAAAAGTATGGATCTATGCCAGAGACAATGCCACGATCTGAATCCCAAACATACCAGTCACCGCCAGGTCCGTCTACCCGTTTAATCATGACAAAACGAGCACCATTAGTAAACCCGCAATCGATGTTCTTGTTACTACTATTGCCAGTGTAAGAACCAACTTTACTTATCCCATCAAGGCTAGCAAAAAGGTAAGCAATAATATCGTTTCCAGACCCATTAGTACCACCATTTGTTCCGACAGAGAATACAGAAGAAGTAGGTTCAGTATCGTTCCAAATAGTATTAAGATCAGACCTGGTACTATCTGAATTAAGAGTCAGATAATCTGTAGCGTCAGTGACTTCTGAATAAACTCTCCACGAATAAGAAGAACTATCCATGTTCTTGGCAATAATCAGCTCTGGTTTGACGCCAAGATTATGTGGAACAGTTGTAGCACTTCCCGTTCCTTTATAAACAACGATGTCAAAAAAGCCTGCTGCACGTTTGAAGAAATAATCTACATATTTTCTACCGTATGAATAGCTAGAAATTTCTGTAGTTTGAGCATAAAGAACTGCATCTTGATACCCCCACATTCTATCTGCATAGTAATTAGTTCCGTGGATGTTGGTGACGGCTGCTGTATTCTCGTTAGATCTGTGTGAGTAATATCCAGTTTTTCTAGAAGACCAAACCGTTGGGTAATTTGAGTAACCAGATTGACCGTCATACAGTTTTGTAATTGCTAAGTCAATCGGTCCAATAGTGCTTGTATTTACAAGATTACCACTATGGTTTGAAAACCCCCTATCTTTTACGTCAAATACTTCTGATCCAGCAGTAGGTGGTTTATGAGAACGTCGGATTGCAACGTAGATATAGGTTTCACCTTGAGTATCGGTAACGGTATAACCAGGACCCTGAATCTTAAATCCTCTTGAGTTAAATGAAATGTAATTGTTAATAGTGTTAAATGTACTACCTTCAGCTGCAGCGCGATTAGCAGATAGTGGTATATCATCACTTTTACTACTAACGCCACGAGAGTTGTCGTAGATGTGCCAATTAGAGTAAGTACCACTTTCAGTGGCATTTTTGATCATGACCCATTGTGGCTCAAAGCCAAGGTCTACCTCAGGACCACCTCCGCTAAAGTTCCCATTACCTGTGTAACTTCCACACTTGATAATTGATTCGTTGTGATTAGTGCCAAACGATTGATCGTCGTGGGCGAACAAATAAGCGACGTAGTCATTTCCGGTTGAATTAACAAGACTGCTGGCACCAACCGTAAATACTGTTGATGTCGGCTCTGTGTCATTCCACTGTGTGTTGCTAGTACCTGCTGCACCAAATGAGTTAAAAATTATATATTTGGTTGCGCCTAAACTGCGGTGGTATACAGTCCAGTTACTGCTGCTATTTGTTCTTTTTACCACAATCATGCCGGGAGCTACCCCGAGATTATGGGAAATAGTCCTACCTGCTGTACCGTTTCCGCTCCAAGTAACAACATCAAAAAATCCCGGCGCTTTGCGAAAACTCCAAGAAACATAATTTTCTCCACTGGCATTGTACAAATCGCCAGCAAAGTCGGTCACAGAAAACCCATTTGAATTAAAAGACGTAAAGCCATTATAATCTGCTTGACCGCCAGTTGACGATGTGTCTAACTGATTTGAATCACTGGAGCTAACAAACCGTTCTGTGTCTTGAACTATAATGCCATTATATTCCCCTTCTCTATGTTTGAGCCAAACACAGCCTCCTTCGCCACTTAAATCAATTCCGTTATTTATTGATCGATTGCTGCCATCGTTGCCCTCATACAAAAACGTACTAAACACGTCATCGACGTATACCGGGTCACCAGCAGCCCCAGCGCTAGCCAGGGCTATTTGTTGTGTAATAGGATCCATAATTAGATATCGTAATCAGCAAGAATGGCACCGCGATAGCGAGACCCACCGTCGTCAGTTACGAACACAAATAGGTGGACTTTACCAGCGGTAAGTTGGGGAGCACCTGCTGGGAATTTAACCGTATTCGGCCACTGGACACTTCCGCCAGAGTTATGTCTCAGTTCAAGAGTAAAGGAACCAACAGTACCGCTTGCAGGAGGGTTAGAGAAAGTAAAATTGGTAGCAGAACTAATAGACTTGGTAAAGTAATTACCAGTCCTCAAGTCAATATCTACTCCACTTACAGCATTAACAGGTGTGCTGTAGGACTTTGCGTTGACCTTACCGTAACTATCGATTGAATAGTCAATTCCAGGAATACGGAAGGATGTAATACCAGAATAACCTAAGGTAATTTCGTTATCAACACTTACAGAAGATGGAGCCGCATCTTTACCCACAACGACATTGTTTGATCCCGTTGTCAGACTATATGCAGCGTCACAACCAATAATTGTATTTCCAGAACCGCTAGTTATTTGTTTACCAGCCTGCTTACCAACACTTGTGTTACTAGAAGCTGTTGTATCTTCTAAAGCATTAGAACCAATAGCAACGTTACCACCACCAGAAGTGGCAGTTTGCAGGGCGTAATACCCAACTGCGGTGTTATACGAACCTGAATTTACGTTATAAGCGGTGTAATTACCGATAAGTGTATTGTTACTACCTGAATTTACAGCTCTACCTGTTTGATACCCTACAGCTACGTTGTCGTTAGCGTTTGAAACTCTGAGTGCTCCGTCACCGACTGCCGTAGACCTATGTCCGGTTGTATTGGTGTACAAAGCGTAATAACCAAGACCAGTGTTATTATTACCGGTTTCGTTATTTAACAACGCATTAAATCCGACAGCAGTGTTTTCATTACCAGATGTGTTGTCTCTTAGTGCGTTATCACCTACCGCTGTGTTATGGCTTCCGCTAGTGGTATAGCGTAAAGCTCCCTCACCAAATGCAACGTTGTAGTTTCCATTGGAAATTCCACTGTTAACGCTGTTAAGTGCGTATTGGCCTATACCAATGTTACTTAAAGATTCTGTTTTACCGTCAGACAATCCATTAACATTAGATGCACCACCACTTGATGCAGTAACCCAATCATAATCAGAACCATTCCAGCTAAGGACTTCGCCGCTGGATGCTGTGGATCGGTTTAGGTGAGCATCTACATCGCTGTCTGTATAACCAGAAGGAATAGTAGGCTTATTAAGGATCTGTGCATCACCACTGGTTGCGTTCCAATCAGCGTTGACGTTTACTTCAGCACCTGCAGCGATACCATCTAGCTTTGCACCATCAGTTGCTACATCACGACCATCAACAGAACCAGTAACAGTAATGTTGCCGTTGACAGCATTAGTACCAGTTACA